ATTAGTATGTCTTATTTTAACAGATAGTCCAGTTAATACCCACAAAGGTTTAGCTGTAGTATCAAAGTCTGTATAATAATAAATACCGTGGTAATCCTCTCCTTCCGTAGCAGATAGAGGAGGTTGAATATCTGATGGAGAAAAAACATGTAGAGTAGATAACTCGGCGCGCCTTTTAGCAGTCATATCAAAAGATTCTCCTGCTTGGTTTTGTACACCGTATCTCCTTTCCAACTCAATTAATGAAGCCGCTTGTAGCGATAAATCAATTAAACCTGGAGTAAGATCATCAGAGCTTAGAGAGTTTTCTCTATCGAGTTTGCCTCTAACTCTAACATGCATTTCATTTATGTTCATTAGACAATTCTAGCTTTTAATTCATTTTCAAGCTGTTCGTATTCTAAGGCTTTATCAGGATTTAGTAAAAATTCTAAAACAGAACCTTCACCTTCTTTTCTATGTCCTAAAATTAGCCCCTTACTTACCCAAGTATAAGTCTCCTTAACATTAGATATAATACGAGTGTCAAGTAAATCTTGTAACATTGCTCTAGCTGATAGTTCAGTACGTCCTGCAGGATCACCCAACAAATCATACATTTTTAAGAACTTATTAACTGGAGATTCGATACTGTCTACACTTTCACCATACACACTATGAAGCTTTTCGTTAATGATATCATACATATCCTTACCTCTTAAAGTAAGTTGTTTGTTATTCCAAGCTAGTGCTTTAAGTACTAGTAACTTGTTATCATCAATAAAGTCATCGCTTTCTAATTTAGCAATAGCTTTATTTTTAAGTTTAGCTCCACGTAGTCTAATCTCAATGTCTTCATCTTGACTAGATATATAATGAGTAGCTTTAGGTTTTAAATGCTTACGATATTGGTCTAGCGAAGTAGCAATCAAGGTGTGGTCAAAAAAGGCATAGTACCTTATTTCATCATCTTGATTAGCCGTATCTAGAATAGTAGTTCCGTCAGATAAGGGCAACTTTAACTTCTGCATATAAGTTTTTGCATCAGCTGGTTGTCCTGTAACCCCTTTTTTATTTGTATAAAAATTTCGAGGTTTGCCGTGTTTAAATTCTAAATACTCTTGTCTAGTAATTTCTTTTTTGTCAGATAGATATTCCCAATCTTTTCCTAATTCTTCTTTGGATTTTCCAAACTCAGGATTTTCAATAATGTCTAGCATCTTTCCTGTGTTCAAATTACCTCCTAGACGTTTAGAAGGAAAAAGGCAATATTCGTCTTTCGCATTACCTACTTTAGATTTACCTAAAGGTTTATGAGTGTTTTGGTCTGTCCACTCATGAATTTTACTGGCGGTCTCCCTGCCAGGTATTGTTTTTATCTGTACTTTCATAATAAAAGCTCCCCAACTCTCCCGTAGCCGTTATAGGGATAAAGTGGGAATTATTGTTTATATAAATGTAAACGGCTTATTCTGTGTCTTATTCGTATTCGAAGATAAGTTCACCACTTCTAGTAGCATCTACTAGCTGGATACCTGCAGTACCTTGTACGAATCGTTTGTATGCTCCAACTAACTCAGTAGTAGCGCCTCCTGAAATAGGGCCATTAGGACCTACAGTACCAGTAACATATCCATGTGTATATGTATTAGCAACTTCTAAATAGTTTAAGTTAGAACCGAATCCGCTATTTTTAGGAGCAGAATAATCCATTACGGTCATTCTCCAAGAATCGATTGGACGATTAGTTTCATCCGGATGTGTCTTCTTACAATACTTAAGATCATCGTATAAAGGATTATACATCAAATCTACTTCGATACCTTCAGCACCTTGGTAGTGTGTAAATTGAGCACCAAATGAAAGGTGGCGAGGAGAAGAACCTACTCTCTCAATATAATTATGATCTACTGTAAGGAATCCACGAGCTGAATTAGCTAACATTCTATGGAACATAATAGAAGCCATTGTACCAGTCATGAAAGTGACTTTACGCTCAGAGCGATCTGTACGGCTAAAGAAAATGTCCATCAAATATGATTCTAGTTCAGACTCAGTAATATCCGAGTTGAAGTACTTAATCCAACCATCGCGTAGTTGTTGGCGAAGTCCTGGACCAGTTTTAATCCAGTAACCACGAGGACCTGGCTTAGTAGAACGCTTACCATATGTAAGCTGCACTTCCTTGCTCATTTCCAATTCGTCAAACATCATTTGTTCAGCCATAGGAATGAACCGTTCAACCATCCTACCTTCACGATCTTGAAGCTTAACTCCAATACGTCCGTGTTCACGTAACGCTTTATCAGTGATTTTAAGTTTTTGTGCGAACGCTCCTACTTGAGATTCAAGCATGTAAGAACTTGGGTACTCTTGTCCGCCAAATTCATCGTTCATTTCAGACGAAACTGAAGTCCAAGACTTACAGAATTCACGACCTGGTTCCAGTAATTCTACTGGGAAGAACCTAGAAGTATCATCATCTTCGATGTAAACCTCATAGATAAAGCCATCACCATCAGGGATAGGACCATTAACGATACGGACACTGTAATCATTGTCCTCACCCATTAGTACTTCGGGAGCACCTACCCAATCCTGATCTAACTTGATACGGAATGTACCGCCACCAATACCTGGTGCTGCGTTAGCGGATTCAAGATTTTCAACAACCCTTAAAGATTTATAGTCTGCGCCTTGCAAAAACCATCTGAAGACTTCTACAGGAATAGTTTTTACATTACCAACCCCACGAGTAGAACCTATAAGAGGCTTGTCTTTAAACTTGTTTTGGGCAGAATAAATCTTTACAAACAGGTCATCAAAAACATGTGGCTTGCCTGTATCTAATGATGCGGCAAGGTAGTCAGAATCGATGAAGTTACCTCCAAATTCTGAATACTTTTTAATAACAAATTGACTTTGTAAAGAACTCATTTTTTAATAATTATTTAGTTAATTTTTAATTTATTTTGCCAAGTCTACTGATTCCCAATCAAAGTTTCCAGATCTGTGGTTTTTACTTTTCCTAGTTTGTTTACCAGGAGTATACACATCCTTTAGCTTTTTCTTTAAATCTTTAGTAGCTTGCGTTTTATTAGCTGTTGTTAACGCGCTAAAATCAAAATCTGAATCTAATATCTTAGCAATAGCTGCAACTTTCTTTGGATCTTGCATAGCTAAATTATACTGATATTCATATTTTGTAGTAACAGTACCGTCTTGTAGTCTAATAGGTTCAAATATATTATTGACTAGAGACAAATCTGTTTTTCTAATAGGTATTCCAAAAACATTATTGTTTGTAGATAGTACCTGGGCTAATTCGGTTGAGGCTTCTTGAACTCTTTGGTTATAAGCTTCGCGATCTTTTGCAGCTTTTTCTTCTAATGCTTGAAGACTTTCTTGTTTTAAACTTTTTAAAGTTTGTACAGCCTCTCCGGCTTCATCTTCAAGTTTATCATTTAAAAAACTGTTTTCTACATAATCGCTGATTTTATCTTCAGAGAAAGATGTAGTTTTTCGTAACATTTCTGCTACGGCTTCTCGCTGACCTTCTTCAGTACTTACATCAAATGTATCAGTCTGTGCTGCTACTTGAGTAAACTCATTGATATTAGTACCTCCTTTTAAATAGAAGTTTAATAATGCTCGTCCTTCATCATTTAGTCTGGAGAACATATCTTCAACTATAATCTCTTGAATTTGATTACTGTTGTCTTCTAAAGCTTTTTCCCAACCTTTTGATCCTGGAGTAAATTCGTAATCATCTGGAAGCATTAAATACCCAGAATCTTTTAAGAAGCTAAAATTAGCCTCGTAAAACTCAGGAGTAAACTCGTCTTCCTCATCACCATCCTCATCATCATCCGTAGTATTTACGTCTTCATAAGGATTTTTAATTTTATTAGGATCGTCTTCGTCTGTATCATCAGTCTCCTCAACAGGAGTATCATCTGTTTTAGCCTCTTTAGAGGAATCGTGTTGTACAAACTCGCCTGAAGTCTCATCTAAGATCCACTCCAAGCCTTCGTTAGTTTCATTATTTTCCATGCAAAGTTAATAATTTTTATTTAAAAGTTAAATAAAAAAGTGTTATATAAATTTATCTCTCTTTAATATGGCTCTTTTTCTCTAGAGTCCACAGTTCATAATTCAAATTTCCTGTTTCGTGGTAAGATTCTATGATTTCTAGTATCAAATTATCTAGTTCAGAATCTTTTTCAACTACTATCAAAAAATCTTCTAGTACGTATAGTATTTCTATAGTGTGTGTGTCCGCGGATACTTTTAAAAGTTTATTACAAAGAGCTTTAGTCAGTTTTAGGTTTTTGTTAATACGGGATACCCTCTCCCTTTTAGTTTCTTTTTTAATATGTTTCTTAGGTTTGTAAATCTTTACTTTACGTACGTTTTCACGCCTGAGGAATTTGTTGATGTCCTGCATTATTAAAATTGGTTATAATAGTAACTTCTGTAGTAAGTAACAGGCTAGCAATACTTACAGCATTTTCTAGTGCGATACGGCTTACTTTAACAGGATCGATTACACCCGCGTCAATTAAATTTTCGAATTTCTCTGTTTTAGCATTAAATCCATGGTTACGTTTATTGCGTTTAACACGGTCTAAGACTGCTGAACTTTCTAATCCGGCATTATCTACTATAATACGTAATGGCATTTCTAAAGCAGTACGCACAATCTCTATACCTCTAGCTTCATCAGAATTTAGTACGCTAAGTTTATTCAATCCTGTACTAGCTCTTATATAAGCAACTCCACCACCTGAGACAATACCTTCATCTAAAGCTGCTCGCGTAGCATTTAAAGCATCTTCTATACGGTCACGCTTCTCTCTAATCTCTACAGTATTAGCTCCGCCTACACTAATGACGGCTACACCACCGCTAAGTTTAGCTAATCTTTCATGAAGTTTATCGGTATCATAACCAAACTCTTCTGAGCCTATTTGAGCCTTAATCTCTTCAATTCTATCTAATACTCTAGTATTTCTATCATTAACTACAATAGTACAGTCATCTCTAGTTACTACAATACGGTCAGCTTTTCCTAAATGGGCTAATTGCGTGTCTTTAATATGCATACCTTTAGACTCCGCAATAACATAACCATCAGTAAGACATGCTATGTCTTCCATTACTTGCTTACGCCTATCCGCATAATTAGGAGCACCAACCACACAGGTCTGTATAACACCCCTCAAATGATTCTGTATTAATGTAGCCATAACTACACCGCCTATATCAGAAGCAATTAATAATAAGGGTTTGCCTTCTTGACTAATAGATTCTAATAATCTTAGAATATGATTGATTTCCAATATCTTATCTTCACATAAAAGAATATATGGATTTTCAAGAATACATTTCTGAGACTGCTTATCTGTTATAAAATGAGGCGATTCGTATCCTCTAGGAAAAGACATACCATCTACTTTATTAATAACTGTCTGCGAAGTCTTATTCTCATCTACGGTAACTACTCCGTTAGTCCCTACGGAATTAATTGCGTCAAATACAAGTTGTCCAACTTCTTGTTCATTATTTGCTGAGATAGTTGCTATATCTAAAATCTTAGCCTCATCGTCAATAACTTCGGTAATAAGTTTAAGATTACTTACTACATGTTTGACTGCTTTATCCATACCGCGTTTTAAATCAATTGGATTAGACCCGTTCGCAATACTTTTTAAGCCTTCTGTAAACATTGATTGTGCTAAGACTGTGGCAGTAGTTGTACCATCTCCGGCTAAACTATTTGTTTTAGAGGCTACCTCTTTTACCATTTGGGCCCCCATGTCTTCAACACTATCTTCTAAATTAATTTCTCTAGCGACAGTAACACCATCTTTAGTAATGTGGGGCATACTGCCAGGTTTTTGAATAATTACATTTCTACCTCTAGGGCCTAATGTAACTTTTACAGCATTAGCTAGTGTGTCTACACCTTTCTTTAGCTTACTGCGAGCTTCTTCATTAAAGAATACTTCTTTGTACGTCATAATTATTTCTTAGTTTTGGGAGTGTTTTTAGCTTTTACCCTCTCCTTTTGTAAATCGTTTGCCATTTTTTTATCTGCAATCCTCTCATTAGAGGCGATATTTTTATCAGCTATTCTTTCGTTAGCCCTTACTTTTTCTAATTCTAGTTGATCCGGTACATTATTATCATTAACATCTTGATCTTCTGCAAATGTAAATGATCTAATCTCTGCAATTCTTTCTTGAGACTCTCTGTCAAGCTTATTCTCCCTAGCAGTAAATTCTTTCTCACGCATATCTTTACGTTCCTCTGCAGCGGTTTGTTCTTTAATCTGCTGCATTTGAGCTTCTTGAGCCCTGCGTTCTGAATCTTCTACATACTTCTCAAACTTCTCTATCTCTCTAGTAAGTTCCTCAATAGAGCTTTTTTGCTTAAGCATCTTAATAACATGAGACAATTTACCTTTATCTCTTTGTAAGATTACTTGAGACATCATTTTAAGATCATTATAAACTTGTGTAGATCTAGGATCATTTGTAACAAATACACCAAACTTCGCATTATCAAACTCTCCAGGCTCTATATTAATATGTCCACGTTCCATAGAACTGTTTAATGTAGCTCTATTCACACCTTCATCATCTGCTACCCTAATAGCTAAATCTACAAAATCATTTAGTATATTTTCCCAATGGCTGTTATGCGTGAAGTGTAGTATTTCTGTAATAGTACTAGACTGCATAATAGACTGTTGGTTATTAGCTACAGCCTCGTATGGAGAAGTTTGCCCTTCCCTAGGTCTAGTAACTCCAGCAACATCACCAATCTGCTCATCTAACCATTGTAGTATATTAATATACTGCATGATTTGATTAGTATTAGATCTACTTAGAGAGTTATGCGAGGCACCTCTTTGGGCAGCTCCAGGCTTTTCTGCATTAGCTAATGAGTTATAGAACTCAACATCTAACTCATCTAAATAGTACATAGTTTCCTCAAGACCTAATTCTGGATCTAGTTTAGAAACATCTACACTAATAATACTACCTCTATCTCTAGATATCAATTTCTTTAGTTTATGCATTACAACTAAGTAAAGCATTAAGAAAGGACGCATACGCTCCATAGTAGAGATCGGCGTGGTATTCGTGTTATCATATATGATACCTTTATAACTTAAAGGCTGTCTTAATGGATCTTCTGGGTCTACATACTGAAACGGTACAGAGCCTATATTAGTATAAATTGAATTATCTATCCTAACACCTTCCCATCTTTCTGGTATCCATTCCCACTCAATAGAAATATGTCTGGGGTCCTCTTTATTAAACGGGAATAATTCATCCACTAATGTCTGTTCTAGTTCTCCCTTTTCGTTTAAATAAGAAAAGAATCCTACTTTACGCTGACTTCTCCATTCCACATGGGCAACTTCTACATCATCCATATACACACCACCATACTGTCCACGATTACCTGCTTGTGTACTTCTTATATAACGTTCATAAGAATCGTCTCTGGTACGTTTCCACTCACCATTATATGAACTGTTTCTAATATGTTGATACTTATCTTCTAAAGATTTGATATCCTCTTTAGAAAGATCTCGGAATGTATCTAGAATGTCGGCTACACTCATATAAGTTATATACCCTGCAAAATCACCGTCTTGGATATACTTAATATCAGGAGATTTGTGGTAAATTACATTAGGAGAATTAAGCACTTTTATAGTAGGAGTATTATTTACTACACCTACCCAAGCATGCTCTTCCGCAGAAAGCAGTCCGTGTTTAAATGAATCTTTCTTTTTATCGTCTATATGCAATCTAAGCAGGTTATCATCTAATAGTTTGTTAGCTTTAATCTCTCTAGGTTCCAGATAGTCCATTTTGAGATACTCTTCAATCTGTTCCGGATTCTTAATCTGAGCAAACTGTTGTTCTACTTCCTGTATCTTTTGCTGCTTCTGTTGGTCATCTAGTTCAGACGCATTAATCTTCTCCAGTATCTGTGCTTTCGCAACTTGTCCTTCAACATATTCTCGAAGCAACTCTTTACGCATAGCCCAAACAGCTCTAGCACCTTCTATATTAGTAAGTACTGCTTTGAATGAGAAAGGCCTTTTAATCATTTCTCCTAATAATACATTAATCTTGTTATGTGCTTTATTATAAGGAGCAATCTTATCCTTCCTATGCGACAAGTCATACTTAACACTATCGAAGTATTCCTCAAAATCCACATCATTAATCTGGTTGTTGTATAATTCATACGACCTAATCATCATATTAAGTCTAGAATCTCTAGCGTATTCCTGTCCCTGACTATGCCAATCCCCTAGATTACCGTCTAGTATAGCATCGATTTCTTCTTTAGCCCATTCATAATCATTGGCTATTTTCTTTTTATAAGAAATACGTTGTTTTAAATGTTTCATTATTTTCTTTTTATATGGAAATGCTCTCTTAAAGCTCCGAAAGCGTTACTCTGTGAACTATGTGTTTTATCATATTTCTCTGCTTCAAACTCATTGTAAGTTTCTTCGAGAGCTATAATCACTTGTATAAACGCCATTACACGGTCAAAGTTACCATCTCTATTATATTGTATTAATTCCTTTACTAATCCTGGATCAGGTAGTAAATCTAAGTTCTTTATCATACGTCCATCTACAGACAGCCCACGTTCTTCTAAAAGCCAGTCATATAAATATAACTCTCCTTGAGGTTTTAACTTGGGGTTATCCATGGTTGTACCCTTAATACGCGTACCGGCATATTTCTTACCAGTAAGTTTAGTCATTGTGTATCCAGGTTCATCCATTAATAGATGTAGTTTCCTTCTTTTACTAAAGTATTCTAATACAGACCCTCTAGTATTCTCAAACATTATCTCTGCATTACCGTAGTACATACTTAATTTCTCTAAATTAGTATTATACACAGTCATACTATTACCTCCTGACGGTCTACCCACATACGAAGCTACTATCTTATTGTACCCATACTTCCTATATTTATTAGAAAGCAATACATAAGCAGCTCCTAATGACTCCCCAGTGTCTGTATTTAATCCATAAGGGTCATGTCCTATAATATAAGCATCTTTAGGCACCTCTCCATTATCTAATATAATAGGAGACTCATAAAGTACTATACATCCTGTTCTATCTTCATCAACCTTTACCGGATAATGATATAGAGGGTTTAGTTTCTCATTTAAATCCGGCTCAAACCTTAACCCATTTATACTATCTGTTTTATCAGAGAAGACTAATTCTCCAGGAGTTCCAAGATATTTATACATCTTATCACTCTCTAATACAGTAAGTCTCTCGTATAGCTCTGCTGTAGGGAAGATGTTACCATCAGGTACTAAGAAAGCTTCTGCAGGAGTCTTACAATACTGTGTTAAGTTATCTAGGTAGGTTTTTCTATCTCCTCTACGAGTTAACTCTCTAGCTAGTTCTAAATCATGTTCTGAAGCCCATCTCAAAGGGTTACCATTGGAATCTACTTGTTCATAAGTCCTATCTCCTACGATAACCTTACCAGGTCTATACCACATCTCATCGACAAAGAATCCACAATTACCTACTTTATCTTTATCGTAAATATTTTCATACGCACGTAACTGGTGTTTTTCAGGATTCTTAAACATCTTTGCAAAATCCTGCGTTCTACCACTCATATCTCCACCCGTTCCAAATATAATAGGAATACCAATCATGATATTACCATCCATAAATAGAGGCTTTGATATAGCGTAAGCTGTTTCTAGGTTCTCAAATAGACCGGCTTCTTCAAATAAGAATCGTGTAGCTGATTTACCTGCTGATTTAAAGGCTGAACTCTTAAAAGTCATTACCTTAATAGTAGACTTATATCCCTTTCTAACCTTTCTACCATCAATTACTTCTTCGTAACCACTCATGATAGTACCGTTAGCCGGCTTATCTACTAATCTACCATGTTTAAATGGTGTGTGTTCTTCTAAGAAGGATAACATCTCCAGAACAAACCCGAAAGTAGTCATTGCGTAATCTTCTAGGAATGCTCCAATAATACAATAACTCTTTTTAAAGAATGTATACTTCCAAGCTAACCCTGCAGCATTCTTAAATGACCAACCCTTTCTACGAGCTTTAGCCATAATCATGCCATACTTCTTATCCTCTCCGTATTTACTAGGATTTTCACAACGTTCTAACTCTAAGAACCAGTAATAATCCATTAACATAAAGTCTGGAAAGTCCAGGTTCTTAACTTCTTCACCGCTAGGAAGCTTAATACGCTTATCTATACGTGCGTAATTCAAATAGAAATAGTGTTCCCCCGTTATCCTTACTCCACAAGGCTTACCATCTACTATAGGCTCGTATCCATGTAGGATTCTTTTCCGTTCTTGTTTCCAAAAAGAAAAGTATTCAGCCGTCCCTTTAATAGCATTGGTGTATTTACCTTCACCAGTCTTCTTCTCTATTGCTTTAAAAGCGTTAGCAGCAGGTGAAAATACACTGCTGTCTGTAAAGTTTATATATTCCCAAGGTAAATTAGCTACTGGATTGTGTAATCCAGCAAAACTAACGTTAGCTTCTTCCGGAACATCTAGAATAAGGGATTCCATAGAATAGGCTATTGGAGAATCTTTAAATACTCCACGTTTACCTACAGTAGCTTTCTTTATTTGAGCTTCAGTTACCAATCTTCGTCTTCGTCTATATTATGATCTGTGAGTATATCACTTTTAAATCCTACTTTCTTACCGGCTTTACGCATATCTTCTTCTAACGCTTTAGTAGTTTTACTACCTACTTCAATAATTTCCGGTATTCCTCGTATGGTAGACAGCATTTTATTAATACTCTCGTTATTAATGTCAGTCTCATCTAGATATCTAGCTATCTTATACATACCATTCTTAGCTGATTCGTGCAATAGCTCTGTCGCAGACCTTCCAGCTTTGATAGTATCAATAGCATTCTGTAGTTCTAGGTCAATATCAGTTCCCAATAGAAAAGCTTGTTTACACTGCTCCAATCTTGTAGCGTCTGGTAGAGATGCATAAGCACTAGAGGGTTGGGTATAATGATACAGGAACACTAATTTTTGTGTAGCATTGATCTTATCAGGATCCGTATCTGCATCCCAGATCCTTTTAAGCTCCGGTATATATAAGGAGGACACCTTAATTATAGGGTCCCCCTTTACTATATCAAAGAGATCAAGCATCTGTAACTAATATTGTGAGTAGAGTATCGATTAACATCTGACGCTCATCTCCTTTTATATCGAAATCTATTGAGGAGGTGAAATGACCTTCATCATCCGTCCCCGATGAGGGGTTCCCCAGTGTCAGTGCGTCCATTATCAGTTTCGCTCTGCTCTCCTGCGTCATCTGTAGATGGGCCGGTACTGAGTTTAAGTTTTTCAATTCGTCCATTATTATTCTGTTCAGAACCTGTAGCCTGTAGAAACTCTTCAATCTCTTTCATACCTTCAGATCCGTACGTTTTGTAAATTTTAGTGTATAGATTCAATAGTTTACGCCTACGTCTATACTGTTCCATAGTCTCCCCATCCTGTCTAGCTGGAGATGTAGCGTTATATTCAGTCTTCTTCATTCCAAACTACTTGTATATATGACTCAGGTATTAAGAAAAAGTTTCCTTCATCTTCCCCTTT